AAATCAGAAGTGTGGTACTCTATTTGATATACGTCTGCCCAATCAATCGTTGAGGTTGCGTTCCCCCAATAACTCTCGCTGTATGCTTTTCCCCAATCTATTGTATTCGCCATCTTTTTCTTGTCGTTTTAAATATTGTTTTAGTTTTTCAACATTAATCTTTTTCGGTTTGTACATGCTCATAATTAAAGAACCCAGCTATGAAAATTAACATCCTTGTCAGGGTACATATCTTCATTAGAGTTAGAATTATATTCTGGATATAATGTCGAGTTATAAGTCATGTAATCAATAAACCTTCTAGTATAAAACTCTGCTGTTTCTGAAACCTTGTTTATCAGCATTGCAACCTCTTCTTGTGTTACAGAATCAGAGTTCTCACTTCTATGTTTAAATACTCCTCCATTACCTATTTGATACATAGCAAACGGAAGATAATTACTTTGTGTAAACCATATTAACATTGGCTTTATATAAGTTGTTAATAATGATTTGTAATGTGCGTTAGCAGGATTATTTATATCGTTACCTGTTGTTATTAATGTTTGTAGTTTGTTATATAAATCTGTTCCTAAATAGTTCTGTATGTGCGTATCTTGTGCTACCTCAATAAACTGAATTACCTTATCAGCATCTAAGTTACCATCTATTATGGATTTTCTCTTTAAGTCTATTACTGTTATAAATAATGCTTTTGCCATAATCTTAACTATTTGGATAAGCTCCTGAGTTCGGCATATCTGCTGGTCTAACAGATACCTCTGAAGGATTATTAGGTTCTACAAATCCATCCTTTGTTGCTTGATTAACACTAATCTTTGCATCATCAGATACTTTCTTTTTATATACTCTTAACTCCCAGTAATGCTTACAGTTTTTACCACCCTTGTATTTAAACAGAGAATAGTTTCTACCTTTGTGTCCAAGCTTTCTGTTTACACCTCTAAAACTCATTGTGCCAATATCTTCTTTTCTGAATACAATATTGTCCTGAGTATATAATTCCATTCTTTTACAAAACTCTCTACTATTAGGAGACTTTCTTACAGGCATATAAGCATATCTTACTTTATATATTCCCCTATCCTGTTTAGACTTCTTGTTAGGAGCAGACTTAATATCTGCTAAATTATCCAAATTAAAGCCCTTTTCCGAGTCGTTTACCTTTTCGGAATGTATAAGCTCCCAATCGTCAGAGATACGCTCTCCTAGAGCCTCTAATTGCTCCAAAAGGTCATCTCCTTCTTCATCACTAAAATCTGTTACTTCATCTGAGCTTAACTTCTCTCCTGTTTCTTCTTCTCTCTTAACTCTTGTAGAGATGTTGTCTAGCTCTGTAAACTCAATCGGTTGTAGAGTTACAAAGTATAAACTCAAGTATATCTTGTTAAAGTTTAGTATGTCATTAATACCTTCTATAATTCCTTCTTGGAACGGTCTAATAACAATATTGTCCATCAATATAGAAGCAGTTCTTAACTCTTCTGCGTTATTCCCAAACCCTGTATTGTCTTTTATCCCCAAAAGAATAGGAGATACAATACCATGACCTAACATAATCTTCTCTCTGCTCTCATCAGATAAGAACTGATATTGCGCATGAGCATCTGGTAAGTGAATAGGTTCTAGGTCTGCTTTAGTTTCTATAGATTCGTTAAATGCCAGTATGAATTTGCCTGCATTAGAACTGCCACTAAATTTGTCATATATTTTTCTTTCAATAATCTCTTGTGTTTCCTCATTTGGGATTCCGTTATTGAAATTTATTAGTAAGCTAGGTTGTAATCCTTGCTTTATGTTACTGATGTGATAATTACTTACTTCTTCTTCTAAAGAACAATATTGTAAACATCCATGATAATCAACAGGAGCATAATAATAAAAGCCACTTCTGTAAGGCTTGAATATATATAGCTCTGATTTTTCACTCTTTGCACCATTCCCAAATGTAGGGATTCTCTTAGGAGTATCGCTTGGCTTTATCTCAGCCCACTTAGGATGATAGTAATAAGCTCTAATAACCCCTTTTGCATCACACTTCTCTGCTCGTAAACACTCCATAGGAAAGTGTAATACTTTTATTATTTTGGTTTTAGACTTGTTGTATACTACTTGCATAGCTGCTTGACCTAACATCTTGTAATCATTAGATACTCTCTTTACATCTTTAGGTCTAATCAATACCTTGAACTTAGCGTACATTTCAGGAAACTCTGCACTATCTGTAGCCTCTAATCCTCTACCATAGACCATATCAACAATACCGTTGATACATCTACTGTTAGTAGGTGAGCCTAAATACCTTTCAATAAGTATGTCGAAGTAGTCGTTGTTCTCTCCATAAGAAATCCACTTCTTATTGTAAACCTCTTTTACCTCTGGTATCTCGTAACCAGATAAGTTTACTACTCTTATTGAATTATTTTTTTCTTTATTAATCATTTAATATAATATATTCGTTATCGCTAGAAGAACCAGTAAAAGGCTCGTATTCACCTGCATCAATAGAATGAATAGCCGTATTGTTATAAGGCACATCATTGTCTTCTAATACTAAGAGTCTATCTCTATAAAAAAGCTTTCCATTAGTATTGTTTTTTATCTCCATAAAGTAATTAAAGTTCTTCCTAAATGTATTTACTGTTGCTGTTACTTGCAAAGCTAAATAGTTAGGATATTTAGTACTTACTAAATTTAAAAAACTAGCACCATTATTGGTTTCTTCTTCCACAAACTTAACAGTAAGCTTATTAGCATCAAGAGTAATAGTTCCGTCCTCTTGAGTAGTATATTCTACAACACCATCTCTAGGTATTATGTTAAATGTCTGTGTCTCTGCTGCATTAATAACTATCATACTATGATAACGTAAAAACTATTTTTTGTTTTATAATAAAAAAGGGTAGACCGAAATCTACCCTTTTAATTGAATAATAATAAAGGAAGTATTATTCGTTACTCATATTTGAAGTCTGTACGTCAAATCCTGACGAACTACCTACTGCTACTAAAGTGTTTAGTATAAATAAAGATGGAAGAACTTCTTTTCCCTCGAAAGAAATTGTATAACCATATAAATCTCCCATTGCACCACCAGTAGATGTATTTACAGATACCTCTACTCCGTTTTGCGCTCCTGCCATTCTGAATTTACCATTGTAGTCTTCAATAATAATATGAGGTCTACCGTAAGATAATAACTTTAATTGCATCATAGTCTCAGCATTCTGAGCCTTGATAACAAAACTTCCTGATTGTGTCCAGAAAGATGTTCCGTTATCTCTTGAGTTTTCATTAGTTTCTTCAAACGTATTATTATCTCCTCTTACTTCAAACTGGTAAACATCTACTTTAGCACCTAATGTGTCTACTTGACCATTAAACGCTGCATCTGTTGGAGGTTTTGTAGCACTATCATCCATACCAGCATACATAGCAGAGCTGTAGTTAGCAATGTATAAGTTTTTAATACCACCTACGGATTCTTTACACGCCTCTAATCTCCCTTTTGATATATCACAAGCCATAATTTAATTGTTTTTATTAAAAAAGGGTAGGTAGAATTTCCACCCACCCTGTTTTATTGTTAATACTTATTTAACTATTATGTATAGTAAACGATTTCTGAACCTAATCCATACTGTACACCAGCAGTATATCTCATAACGATTCTTACGTTTTGAGAACCATCAATATCTGCCATGTCAATTACTTTTACTTCATTGTGGTCTGATAATAAACCAGTACCGAAGTATAAGTTTGATTTTTGAGCTGCCATTGCATCATTATCAGGCAATCCGTTAGCTACGAATAATTTAACACCATCAAAAGATAATGAACCATTATTCCACCATTGTGTACCCATATTGTTTGTACCTGCAGCACCTAATCCAGAAGCTCCAAATCCACCTAAAGCTCTTACATAAGCTCTAGCAATGTTTTGAGATACATAGATGTATAAATCTTCTTTTCCATAGATAGTAGAAGGAATAGCATCTACAATCTTACCAAGCTCAGCGATTACGTTTGCAGCAGTTACAGTTGTTCCTGTTACATCTACTACAGTCGCATCAGCAGCAGCTAATACTGTGAATCCGTCAAACTCACCAGCAGTAGCGTTAGCACCTTGCCAGATTGCGTGTTCGTTTTTCTCAGCTACTTTAGCGATTACATGAGCTAATAAGAAATCTTGGAAATTCTTAGGTAATGTGTCAAATGCAGAATATCCCATAGAGACAGCTTCCCAATCTGAGACGAAGTCTTTCTTACATAACTGTAAGTTTACTTGGAATTCTTCTGGCTGAATAATTCTTTCTGTTAATGTAACAGAAGAAGTAGCAGCAAAATCACAAGAAGCGTTAGCAACTAGGTCTCCAGTAGCTAATTTCTTAATGACTTCCTTAAATTTAATGTTTGGTTTTACTTCGATTCCACCATTATCAATAGTAGAAGAAGAAAGAAGAGCTGCAGCGATATACTTGCCAGCAAATTCTCCTGCGTAAGTACTTGTTATACTTGTTGTTGTTGCCATAATTAATTAATTAATTGTTAAATAATTTGTTAAATACTCTTTGTTGTGTCGTCATAGGACGGTTTTGAGAATATAAATTCATTGGTTTTGAATCTACCTCTGCTTCAGGTGAATGAGAGATTGCTTCAGCTTCCTCAGAAAGTTCAACTTTGTCTGAGCTTAATTCTTCAGGTGCATCAGAAGCTTCCTCCTGACCCATTCCATCCATCATTTGCTCATACATAGCTTTAAATTCAGCTACTACTTTGTTTAATTCTTCTTTAGTAGCGTAAATTTCTTCTGGTGCTTCTTCAATTACTTCTTCTTCAACTTCTTCTTCAGCCAATTCTTCCGTAGAACCTTCTTCTACTGTTTCATCTTGAGCAAGTTCTACCTGCTCTTCAGTAACTTCCTCTTTAACTTCAGCAGAAAGCTCCTCTTGTACAGGAGTCTCTTCTTCAGTCTCAGCAGAAAGTAATACTTCTTTGAACTTTTTAATAATTTCTGTTGCTTTCATAAATAATTATTTAATTTGATAACGATTAATAAAATATCTGTTTCATTTTCAAGGTTACGGAGTTGTGCCTTGTCCTGTTAAAGCTCCGATACCTTGTGCCTGTAAACTTCCATCACAGCATTTACTACTGTACGTTCCGTCTTTGCATAAACAGCCTCTTTTTTTGCCTGTTGGACTTGTTCTACTTGGTGTTTTTTTCATCTACCTTGTCCTTTATATTTCTTTTTATATCCCTTTTGTCCTACACTTGCATTCTTGCTATGAGGATGAGACTTTCTCTTGTTCTTTCTATATGTGCTTACTACTTTTCTAGGCATTACTTCTTGTCAGGTACACAGTTAGGAACTAATCTACCATTCTTCTTCTTCATACCATACTGAGTATATCCTTCTTGACAAGGGTCTTCTTGTAATAAATGCTCTTGACAAGGCATAAACCATATCTTGCCTTCTACCTCATGCTCATGAGAACCTTCACATCCTAAGTCTGCTGCTTTCTCTTCTGCCATCTCTTTAGTAGCAAAAGCCAATCTGTTATCAATAATTATATAATCATCATTAACAGGAATAAAATCTTTAGCTAGTTTCTTTTTATCTATTTGCTTTAGTTTACTAATAGCCCAGTTAACACCAGCACTACCACC